GCTGATGACTCTATCATTGATGGAGCTACTATGACTTAATAAATTATTTAAAATTTTACTACCAGTACCTTGCCGTGTTATGTACCGGTGATTCTTTTAGTTGGCCCCCGCCAGGCCCCCCGGGAGGGATACAAGGCCTAACCCAAATGGCCTAATAGCCTAATAGCCTAACAGCCTAAAGCCTAAAGCCTAAAGCCTAAAGCCTAACCGAGCTAGGGTTAGGGTTAGGTTAGGGTTAGTATCAGTAATGTGATAGTTGAGCAGTAGTAAGCACCAAGTGCAAAATGACGTAATGTCAGTGCACTAGTATTACTTACTACTGCGAATTCTCATTCTCCAAAGTCTCAACATCTGTGCGTGTCACATGTGTGACTTGTCACAATGCTCGATTTTGATTGGCCGCGACAGAACAGGCGAGGCTTAGACGTGGCGCAGCCAAAAAGTATATAAATAGAACGATTCCCACCACTTTTTTTTCGAAAAAATGGTACAATGGGCGATCAAAGAAGACAAGGAACTTACTGGTTTGGAACTCTACCCCAGCAACCCGAGCTTGAATGGGTCCCCGGTTTACTCCAAGGAATCGCCTACATCCGTGGGCAGCTCGAAGAAGGCGAAGGAGGACTCATCCATTGGCAGCTCTTCTTCATCCTCCGGTCCAAGGCTTCTCTGGCCCAAGTCCGCGCTATCTGGGCGCCGCACGTTGGACACTGGGAACTTAGCCGATCTGCCGCCGCCGAGGCGTATGTATGGAAGGAGGAGACGAGGATCGGCGAACCCTTTGAATTTGGTACCAGACCGATCCGAAGAAATTCAGGCCCTGACTGGGAACTCGTCAAAAGGAATGCTCAACAAGGTCTCTTGGAAGAAATCCCCGGAGACATCTATGTTCGCTATTACCCGAACCTCTGCCGCATCCGCGGTGACTCTGTACAACCAGCTTTTATGGACCGATCAGCTACAGTATTTTGGGGCCCGACTAACACTGGAAAGTCACATCGAGCCTGGGCACTGGCCGGAATGCACGCATTTGGTAAAGATCCTCGTACAAAGTTCTGGTGTGGCTACGTCGGTCAAACTTCTGTTATTATCGATGAATTTCGAGGAAGTATTGACATATCGCACCTTCTCCGTTGGCTCGACAAGTATCCGGTCCGAGTGGAGGTCAAAGGAAGTTCAGTCCCCCTTATGGCCTCGTCATTCTTTATCACCTCGAATCTGCACCCCTCCGCCTGGTACCCCGAACTCGACCCCGAGTCCTACGCCGCGCTCGAACGACGCCTTGAAGTGTTTCATGTAACTGAACGCGAACCTGAAATAGTTGAAATTTAATAAAACTTTCTTTCCTAATTATGGTAAAACGCAAATCAATTTCTTCGAAAACATTCTATGGAAAGGCAAACAAATACGCTAAGGTTGGAGCAGCTGGATACAAACTTGGAAAGGCTGTCTATAACAAGTACAAACAGGGACAAAAGGTCGTTCAAACTGCTCGTAGGGTCTATCGCAAATTTACTCGTCGCTCTCGCGCTAACCATTACACAGGTCCTATTGGCTCGCACAATGACTGGGTGTCATTGAAACGTATTAATATTTATGTTAATAAAAACAAGCCAATGAAAACGTACGGCAACTTTGATTTCATTCACGCAAAGGATTATATTGTAGAAAATCAATTTGTTGGTACTCAACGAGTTTTCAATGGTCAATCTTTATGTACTCGTAACCAATTAGCTGGAACTACGTTAGCTTCTGATATTACTGAATTTAGTGCTCAATTTTTGACTTCACCTTTTGAATTAAACCCTTATTCAACTGCTCCAAATAATTCTATTTATACACAGACACCAGCTGCTGTTATAGCAGCTGATAAAATCTATCTCAAATCAATTCAATCCACTTTAAAATTTGTATCGATGTCACCTATTGCTCAAAAGGTTCAAGTATTTTTTTATCTTTGTAAAAAGGATCATGGTGATGATCCCGTTAATGCTTGGAACGATATCTTAACAACTACTAAATACTTACAAACACTCACTGGTGTTGGTCCATCTACTTATGCTAGTACAGCTGTTATATCAACTGGTCAATTACTCCAGGATTTTCCTGGTTCACAGCCTCCAAGTAGAATGGCTCAAAGATGGAAAAGTTTGCATCATGATCAGTTTATGCTCCAACCCGGTGATAACCTCTCTTTAACTAGGAATTTTATTATTAATCGTATGTTTAATAAGGATTTCTTATCGGAGCATACTCTCAATTTTATGAGAAATGTTACCATTTGTACAATGGTTATTGTTGAAGGTGCTATTGTTGGTATGGGTGATACAAATACCGTACCTGCTACTAATGTTGATAAGGTTACAAATGGTAGAACAAAAGTTGGTTATGTTCATACTGATCATTATAAGTTTGCTGCTTTACCAGTGAACAGATTTGATATTACTAGAGCTGAAATTGGTTTTGTACAGAACAATACAACCAATGTTACATCTATTATCGATGCTGATGACTCTATCATTGATGGAGCTACTATGACTTAATAAATTATTTAAAATTTTACTACCAGTACCTTGCCGTGTTATGTACCGGTGATTCTTTTAGTTGGCCCCCGCCAGGCCCCCC